CGAGGTGGTCGCCGGTACTTCGATCACGTCGAGCAAGGCTGATGGCTGGACAGCTGGCGGGCCCATGTCGGGTTCGTCCTCTACGCAATCGAGTGCTACCGGTTGGTTGGGGCTCGAGGTTGCACTCTCCGGTAGCAGCGCTACGGCTAGCCAGGCTTCTGGATCCCTGACCATAATTGTCAGGCCACCGACTGGTATATCAGGCTTCGCAGCTACCGTGTCGACCGCAAGCGGAGCGGTCGTATCGGTTATGGTGCTTTCCGGGACGGCGCTTAGCGCGTCCTCGGCTCAGGGTAGTATCTCGGCCCAGGGAGCGCTCTCAGGGACCTCTCGCGCGGTATCGGTAGGCTTGGGCGGGGTCGTCCTCCTGATGGCTGTGGCCGGTAGCGCGGAGACGGCTAGCCAGGCTGATGGTTACCTGGCCGGGCTTGGAGTACTGACAGGGCTGGCGATATCAAAGAGCCAGGCCGATGCCTGGGTAGGCTTGCCGTTTGTGGCGGGCTCGCTACCAGACGATGTCACGGCGGTCGTTTGGGTAAGTAACGAGCTTGACGCGGAGCTAAGCGTGAATGTGCTCTCGTCCTCGGTTGTAGCAGAGAGCCTCGTTGCGTCGGTTGAGTCCGATACAGCCGTCGCTACTATCGAAACTAACGAAATAGATGCAGAGGTGACATAATGGACATGGTAGCTCTATTCTTCAAGCAGGGTGACGACATCATCGTAACGGCGCGGTTTGCAGAGATATCAGACGGCACAGGTATGACGGCGACGTTCTACGTCAAGGATGACAAGACGATAGATGATACGGACCCGACCGTGATCAAGTACGATAGCGATGTTATAACTGACCCCGACAACATTGGGGCTACGCTATCGCGATTTGACATTCCGTCTGCGGACACTCAGACGACTGGCGCATGGTGGTGGAAGGTCAGGGTCTTTGATCCGTTCAACAACGTTAGGACTGCTAATCAGGGTCCTCTGCTAATCGAGGCGGTATAGTCATGGTAGCCGGTCGCGAGGTATCACCTCAGGATGTAGATAACACAGAACGGCTCATGAAGTACTGGACAGAGGGACCAGGAGGGGCCAAGATTGGCTGGGGTACGAAAGACGACTTCTACAGGTGTGAGGCGCTTCTGGGCAAGTATGTAAACCCTGATGAAGTCAAGGGTCTGTGCTCAAATCTACATCAGCGTGCGACCGGGTTCAGGCCAGGTCATGCACCCTCGGAGCAGTGAGCAACGCTGTCCCGTATATAGAGCGTCCGCGCCTGGGCTAGACTTATCGGCCCGGCTCAGCTATAATCTACGCGAGCAAGGAATGGGAATGAGCGAATCTGCAGTAGAGGGAATGACTGGCGACACCGGAGTGGTCGAGACCACCGGCGGTGCTGACTCCACGTCTGAAGGCCATCCTGAAGATCAGGCGGCCGAAGAGCAGCTTCACGAGGTCATGCAGGCGAATGACCCTGATGAGCTGAAGAAGGAGTCAAACCGTTGGATGAAACTGGCCCAGCGGCATGAGAAGACCGCCCGGGAAAATGCTGCCGATGCCAAGAACTGGCGCGAGCAGCAGGATGCCAACAAGACCGAGCTACAGAGGGAGAGAGACGCCCGCGCAGCTGCTGAACAAGAGCGAGATGCCTTGTCAACCCAGCAGAATCGGATGCTCGCTGCCGCCGCGAATGACCTGTCACCCGACCTGATTGAGTACCTTGGCGATGGAACCGCCGAGGAGATTGGCGATCGGGCAGCAACGCTGAACAGGCTCATCGAAGAGGAAATCGCCAAGCGTACTGAGACGCGCTCTAAGCAGCCAGCTACCGGCAATGGTCGCCCTACTGTGCGGACACAGCCAGTGGTCGGAAGTATGCGGAGCGGGTCGGCACCGTCAACTGGCGTCAACCTTACGGGTCCTGAACAGTTGTTCCGGCAGCTCGTCCACGGAGACGACATTTAGCGCGAGCGCCAAGCAGTAACGCCGCGTCCGCGCGGAAAGAGCACCCATGCCCACGTACAACACCCATGTCGGGCGTACCACGTCGGGCTCGGACCCGCTTGTTCCTGAGCCGCTGGCGACAGCCATCATTCAGGAAGCCCCCAAGGCGAGCGCGGCGCTGAGCCTGATGGCCAGTACTCCCCTTTCATCCAAGACCCAGCGCATGCCAGTCCTCGACGTTCTGCCCGTCGCCTACTGGGTTGGCGGCGACACCGGTATGAAGCAGACGACCCTGCAGCAGTGGAAGAACGTCGTGCTGGTGGTCGAGGAAATCGCCTGCATCGTGCCCATCCCCGAGGCATACCTGGACGACGCGGACGTGCCGCTCTGGGGCCAGGTCCAGCCGCGTATCACTGAGGCCGTTGGCCAGCTGATCGACCTCGCCGTCCTCTGGGGCATCAACAAGCCGACCACCTGGGGTGAGGCTGTCTTCCCCGGCGCGGGCAAGTCCCAGCACTTCGTCGTACAGGGAACTGGCGTCGACCTCGGCCAGGACGTGACCAAGCTCGGCGCGATGATGGCCCAGACCGGCTACACCGTCAACGGCTTCGCCGCCATGCCGGGCACCAGCTGGAACCTCGCTGGACTGCGTTCCGCGCAGGGCGTCCCGATCTACCAGCCGGACATGACCGGTCGGCCGGGCGGTGTCCTGTACGGCTACGGCATGAACGAGATCAACAACGGCTCGTGGCAGTCCGGCCTTGCCGGAGCGGTCATGCTCGCCGGGGACTTCACCAAGGCGCTGATCGGCATCCGGCGCGACATCAGCTTCAAGATGTTCACCGAGGGCGTCATCTCGGACGACTCCGGCAAGGTCATTCTGAACCTCATGCAGCAGGACTCCGTGGCGATGCGGATGACGATGCGGCTCGCGTACGCGACGGTCAACCCGGTCACGATCATGCAGCCCGCCGCTCCGATGACCGGTACTCCCCCGCCCAACAACCGGTGGCCGTTCGGCGCGATCCTTCCTGTCGGCGCGACTCCGCCAGCCGCCGCAGCGCTCAACGTCATCCAGGCACCGCCGTATCCGTACACCGGCAGCTTCATGGTCGAGGGTGCGCAGGCCGAGGTCGACCTGGAGAATGAGCAGGAGACGGAAGCCATGGCCGCTCAGCGCGCGTACGCGGAGCAGGCCGAAGGCGAGGCGCGCGAGGGCCTGCAGACAGCGGCCCATCGACGCCAGGAGCGTCGGCCAGCTCGTCAGGCTCAGACCCGGGAGCGCGGCAGCAAGGAGTAGTCGGTGATCTACCCGACCGATGGTTCACTACCCAGCCTGGCTGATCCAGATGACATCATAGCCAGGCTGGGCAGGAACCTGAACCAGATTGAGGCGGCGCGTGTCGACGCCATGCTCAAGGATGGTAGCGCTATCATCCGTAGGCGGGCGCGGAACACGTTCATCTATGAGGACACAGACACCATTACCATGGCTGCGTCCGATGGCCTCATCGTTCTACCTGGACGGCCGATATACAACATCATCTCGGTCGTAGCTCGGTCGGGTGTTCATTCCATACCAGACATCCCGATAACCTGGTTCATCTTCGACGGCGTGGATACCGTAACAATACCGGAGCCACGTTATTCCGGCATAATCAATCTACCTACGTTCTGGTACAATGCGGCGTGGTACAGTCACTCGTACGACACGACGTATGAACACGGATACCGCAATGTACCGGCGGACATTAAGGGCCTTTTGTGCTCTGCCATCATATCGGAGTTGTCGACTCCAACGATGTCGGCTACCCTACAGAGCGAGTCAATTGGTGCGTATAGCTATAGCATGCGTCGCAGCTATAGCGGGGGTGGTACAGGGGGCGGAGCAATGGCTGGCCTATATGCAGCACTCCGTGACTTCGGTATGGACGAGATACTAGGGGACTACAGATTCAAGGTGGGATCAATAGCAGTTAGGCGTAGTTGATGTTTCCAGCGCTACCACATGGTCAGACGGTGACTCTACGTCATCGCGTAGCAGCAGGCAAAGATGAATACAACAACGATACCTACTCATTCACCGAGGTGAAGGTCGGACCCTGTTCAGTCCAGCAAACTACTAGCCGGGAGGCAGTGAACTTCACAGACCAAGTATCAACGAACATCCTCGTGTTCGTGCCCTACGGAACGGATGTCGGCTATCTCGATGCTATGATTATCGACGGCGTTGAGTACGAAGTAATAGGCGAACCGGACAAATGGATGTCCCCGTTCTCCGGGCATACGTCCCCGATCCGCGTTAGCGGCCAGATTGTGAAGGGAGCATCGCCGTGAGCGACTACACGCGAAATGAAGTCGGCATGCGTGAGTTCCTGAACTCCGAGATGCTGATGCGTGTCGTCGAACATACGGCGCGGCAGATCATGGAGCGCGCAATCGTGATGGCGCCGATCGGTAGTCCTCTGGGCGACGAACACGCCGGACGATACAAGGCTAGCTTCCGTGTCCGGTCCCACCGGTTCGGCGGGGCCACCGGAGACAGGGTCGAGGCGATCGTGGAGAACTACTCGCCTGAGGCCAAGTACGTGGAGTATGGCCACCGCGGTCTTGAGCCGTATCACACTCTGCTCCGAGCGGCGCGAGAGCTAAGGTCCTGATATGCCTATTACCCGGCTGATCACTCCGCTACCTGACGTCGAGGCCGCGCTTCTGTTCGCGCTCGTACCGTTGGAGCCGGACATCCGGTTCGTGACTGTTATGCCTGCCGGCGACTTGCCCCAGCTGACGGCGCGGATCAGGCGCGTGAGCGGGACGGTCGGTAGTCACATCTGGATGGATCATCCGGTAGTAGACATTGATATCTGGGGACAGACTAACAAGGGTTACAGCTCTACAGATGTATCACAAGCCGCGCGGAATATCCAGGCCGATATGCAGGGCCTGATGAGCGCTCAAGTCATGAACGGAGTTATACAGCACGTCACAGTTATTAGCGGCCCCAAGTTCGTACCGGAGGTAAATCAAAATCTAGTCCGCAGTAACGCATCGTACCTAGTGCGAATTCACCCATAGGAGAGGTAATGCCTGACGAGACCAAGATCAGCCGTAACCCGCAAGTTCTCACCGACAACCCTAGCCTGTTCGGCCTTCCCACACCGGCGACCGGCCCGTACAAGGACAACACCCTGCTCTACGCGGCCGGTGACGTCGTGTGCTGGGTCGGGCTGCCGAACGTCGGAGCGCCGCTGGGCTTCGAGGACCCGAGCACCATCGTGGCCGCGACATACCACTGCCTGGGCTGGGTCGACGTGTCCGGCTACATCTTCAAGCTCGATGAGACGATCAAGGACATCCCGGCTGCCGGGGTCCTGACGCCCGTCCGCTCCATCCTGACCGGCGGCAGCAAGACGGCCCAGGCCACGTTCCTGGAGGGCATGAACCCGTCCGTCCTGGCGCTGTACGACGACGTGCCGGTGTTCCCGGCCGCCAGCTCTCCGCTCAAGGACTCGACCACATCGACCTCCGCGCTGCCGCTCCACTCGGCGGTCTACATCATCCCCGACCCGCCGGCAGACAACCGGTACGGCCTGATCTTCGACAGCATCGACGGCGCCAAGCAGGAACGCCTGTACGCGCCGTTCGCCAAGGTGACCGCTCGCGGTAACCGGCAGGCACAGCAGGGCGACATCATCACGACCGACCTGACGTTCACGTTCTACCCCGGCACCATCGGTGCTGCGACCGGCGTGGCGCAGAGGGCCGTGAACTACGGCAAGTCCATGACCTCCTACTTCACCTAATAGGCAGGAGAGCCCGCCATGGCAGCCGAACTGCAAGATGTGCCAGAGCCGGAAGACACTGAGGAAGAGGAAGTTGATCTCGACCTCGATCTTGAAGGCGAACAGCTACGACAGGAGCGCGTCGGGAAGCCGACCACCGTCAGGGTAGGTGGACACGTCATCCACATTCTCCACCCAGGGGCCTGGCCCAGTTCCGCGATGCGCGGGGCCGGGATGGGCGACTGGGATGTTTGGGCTCAAGGGGTTATTG